TCCACCTCAACCAACATGCCCCGTTCATTGACTGAATTGACCAATTGTGGTTTGTTGATTTTGCGAAATGGTTTTGAGAACAACCCAAAGGTTAGTGCATCTAACATAGTGGACTTACCCGAACCATTTTCACCTATCACTAATGTGGATGGTGACTGATCCAAAGAAATCTCGGTAAAAGTATCACCAGTGGACAAAAAGTTCTTCCAACGAATTTTACTAAAATGTATCATTCTATACTTACCGCCTCTAAATACAGATCTCGCAACATCTTGTCTAATCTGCTCTTGTCTAAATCAGTTGATAAATTTGCTACATGGTTACTAATTATGGTGATAGTGTCCTCTGTGCCTTCGATCTTGGTTTCATCTTCAATTGTATCAAAATCCTCTACAATAGACAACTGTGCTGGATTGACTGCATACAATTCATCAACAAAGGAATCGAATGTGTATGGATTTTTCTTTTCTGACACCACCAACCTCACAAACTTGTCACTGTATGCCGAAAAATCAATCTCCATATCTTCCTTGTAATAGATCTTATCAAATAAGGAATTCGGATTCCTGATAAACTCCAATTCTTGTGTATCAGTATCAAAAATGTGAAAACCTCTATCTGTGTTGTAGTCAGTCCACATCATTTCATAAGGTGTGCCAAGATAGTAGACATGCCCATCATCATTCTTTATGTGGAAATGACCAGACAAGACCTGATCGAACTTGGAAAAATCAGTTTTCGGCAAACCGATCTCAGATCTCATACCCTTGAACATCAGGAATCCCACTAACTCTAAATGGCCCATCAGAAATTTAGCATCAGTTTTATCCAACTCGACATAGGATTCATACTCATTTTCTGTACACAGCCATGGAAGTAAACAAACCCGTAAGTCACCGAGTGTGATGGTTTCAGCAGTATCATAGACATGTATAAATGGTGTGTTCCCATATAACTCATTGACCGAACTCAATTTCAGTGTATTCTTGTAGTACGAATCATGATTGCCAACCAGAATGTGTGTCATTATGGTGTTATCATGAATCCTCTCCGTGAAATTTTTGCGTAGGTTATTCAACGTCAAAAAGGAAACTGTTTTCCGTTTATCCATCAAATCACCCAAATGTACAACATTCTTGATGTCGTGTTCCTCCAGATAAGGAAAAAACACCTCACCGAAAAACTGATTGATGTGTGCTTGTATTACTTGATTATCGTTCCTCGCCCCAAAATGCGTATCTGTAACTAATGCCACCTTCATTCCATAAACCTCTCCAACGATTTTTTGTTAGTTTTCCTCAATTCCCGTTTCTGTTCCATTTTCCTTTCATAGTCCGCCGCATCAAATCCTTCATTTACTTTGACATGATCCAAAACATTCTTGTCACCATATTCCTCAAATAGTGCCATTGATTTTTCCTCTATCATCTTTTCAGATAACTTATGCCTTACGTATGCTTGCTTCTTTTCACGTTCAATTCTGCGAACAAAGGCATAGTATATAATTTGGGTGAAATAGGAAAATGGATTTTTCGATTTCAATGGATTGAAATTGGAGCAGTACTGCAAACAATTCTCAATACCATCCCCGATCATTTCCTCTTTGTAGGTATAATTCATGAAGTTTGGTTTGTTAGATAAATTCATGGCAATATCTACAAAGCACTTTCCCATGAAATCAGTAGCTGGTGGAAGTACAATATCAGGTAATGGAATTCCATCTGCTAAACCTTGATTTCGGGTCGTCAGTACTGAATCACAATACCCCACCATTTCCTCATAAAATTTTTTGTTATCAATGTAATGTGCCTTCTTTGCCATATCATTATCCTTTATTTTATTTACGTATATTATACCATATAAAAGTTCATTTGTCAAGGTAAATCGTCCAATGTATAATAGCCCAAAAATATAAAAGAAAATTAAGCTTGACATCAGTCTCAAAATATGGTATAATTAGTGTGATGCACTGGAAAGAGGGTATAATACTATTAAAGTGAGAACTTCTTCATCTTGTAGTCAAACTTCTCACTGTTATAGATCTTAATACGTTCAATCAAATGTTTGAGTGTGTAGTTTTGGTAAGATTTGTGTGTGAGATCGTCGGCAACATCAAATAGACTAGCATTGGCATTGTTACCTTTTCGTCTTAATGCCCTGCCGATAGATTGTAGATTACGAATACGAGATTTCGATGGACTAGCAAAAACCACATTATCGAGATTCCGAATATTGACACCAGTACTGTAAGTGCCGTAACTGGCAACAATAACCACATTATCGTTGTTTTCTGCTTCCTCTCTGATTTCTTCTCTGACATCAGTTTTTACCCCACCGTGAATATATCTTACTATTCTGTCCTCTAATGCATCAGACATCATCTGAAATAAAATATCACCATGCTTTTCCACCAGCTGATACAAAACTAGAGTATTTCCAGACAATGCCGAAACCATATTGGTTATGAACTGGTTTCGTTTGGGATTTCCAACCAGAAAGTCAATTTCCTGTTTGTAATCCATTGCCTTGACCAGTTTGCATTCCTGTTCAGAATATTTCAACACCACGCAGTGAACGTTCAAATCTGCCAAAATGTCAGCATCCATCAGCTCTTTGGTTGTTGTGACCTGTTTAACCAGCCCGAATAGCCCTTCCAACACCAATTGATGTGTCTGTGTACCATCCAGTGTACCAGTAGTTCCTACTCTATACTTGGCATTTACTAATTTGGTCATGATGGAAATCAAAGATTTGGATTTGAATCCGTGTGCCTCATCACCGACAACCAAACAAAACCTCTCAAAAAAAGGGGTTTTCAATCGGTGGATGGATTGCCACGTTGAAATCACTATTGGTTTGTCGGTATCCCTTTCATGGCCAGAATAAATCCGATGACAATTATCTTCAGTAGACCAACCATTGATTGTCGAATAATCTTGAAAATCCTTGTACATCTGCTCCACCAGTGAAGTTGTCGGTACAACTATCAATGTCGATAAATTCAAATACCTAACCAAGAGGTAGATAATCAACGATTTTCCTGATGCAGTAGGTGAAAGTAGTAATGATTTTTGAATTGATAATGCGTGTGTGAGTGCATCCAACTGATAATCACGAACTGACAGTGATTTTCCCTTGGATTGCAATTGAAGTGAATCAACAAAATCTGATGATATAATCACTGGATCATTATCAAACGGTGTCAAAAAAAATACATGATATGATCTTTTTTGGGCAAACAGCATAACATGGTTCAATAATCCACTATACAAGAGTTGATCGTAGATCGAGTATAGTCGTATTTTCCCATCCCACACCTTCGACCTGTAAGACGGCATGAATTTATAGCCAGGAACATAAAAGGTAAAGAAATCACATAATTCCTGTGCCACACTAGGTTCACAAGTAATCTTATTGTGAACTTCATCAATCTTTGCGATGTATAAAGTATCAGGTGACACCACTTAGAAATTTTCTCCATTCTATTGCATTTTTGATGTTCCAATTACGATTTTCTATATTCTTTAGTGTCTTTTCTAAAAAATCCTTTATGGTACTGATATAATCAACCAGATCGAATGCCTTGGCCAATTCTGGATCGGCATTCATGTACAGTTCTAAATCCTGTTTTATTACTTTGATACCGAATGGTGATTCTTTATAGACTTCTGGATCGGCATTGCCTGTATAATATCTATGCTTTTCCAATTTCAGTTCATTGTATTTCTGTTGCATCTTTCTTAGATGCAATTTAGTTTCCTGATACATCTTCAGATACTTGTCATACAAATATGGTGTTCTGAGTGATTCTCTATCCAATTCCGATTCCTCTATAGTGAGATCTCGTTTGGTATCATCATAAAATTGTTCCAATGTTTTCATTCACACCTCTAAGTCACTGATTCTATAGTAAAGTCTGCTATATTAAATGAACATGAAGCAGTTATAACTGCAATCTCCGTATCTTGTGTAGTGAAATCCAATGCACCCAAACTAGTAGGAAAACATTCTTTGAATATAATATTTTTGTTGGTGTTCATTGCATTAGTTAGAATGTGTAAAGTCGCATCTGAAATTAGACCACCCATATCAGTCAACCCATCTGATGTATTTGCCAATGCTGTATTGTACCCCGTGAAATTGTCTGGTGATGTCAAATCTCGCATCCATTGTTGAATTTCCATATAGTTTACCAGATCCTCATCCACTAAAAATGATATTTCCAGTGTACCTATTTCCAAGTTGTCACCAAAAGTATTGAAATCACGTAAGGGTGTTGGCCTAGTAATTACTCCCAAAGATAGATCTGGGATGTTGGCACTCTGGCAAAAGAAATTGACATTGGGTAGTTTCTTGATTGAAAACCTAAACGAAACTGGTGATAGTGCATTATAATTGCTAGGTAAATTCTGCATATAAAGTTCCTCCACCTATATTTAGGCAACAAAAAAGGGGGGGCAAAAATGCCCCCCCTTTTTCATGTAACAGTGAAATGCATGTTACATTAAGTTTGAAACTCTAAATTTTCTGTAGTACTGGTTCGTTCCAGCAGTCAAAGTTTCTTGGTCAGGAGTACCAGCAGATGCTTCCACAAATGGATTACTAACCAGACCATATCGGGTTTTGAATCCGATTTTCGGTTGGAAAGTTTGCTCACCAGTTGCCCGAACCATTTGTAACGGAACGTATGGACAATAGAACAGACCAGCATCGTATGGTGAAGAACCTTTGTAACCCACCATGATGAATTCTTGATCGGTAGCAGAATAATACGGATCTACATAAACTTTGTATTTTCCGTTCAGTGTACCTACGAAAGTATTACCTGTAATACCATCATCGGAAACTGTTCCACCAGATACAGCACCACCAGTATCCAAAGAACCTGTCATGCTAAGAGCAGCTACTACATCGGCACTGGCAATTATGATATTACCACGTCCACGACGAGTTTCAGTTGCAATAACATTAGCATCACGTTCAATCTGGAAATGCAGACCTTTAAACTTTTCGACAGACCAACGACCATTACTGTCCGTATCCAAGTCAAAAGTGCCATCGGTAGTCGTATTATTCAACGCACCTAATTTGGCAACAGTCAAAACCCTGCGGATTATTTCACGATTGATTTCAGCCAGAATTTCAGTTGACAGAATATTCGACAGTTCCGTTTCA